AACTTCCCAACCTTACACCCAAAGCTCAAATGGAAGTTATGGGTCAAATTGGGGAGCTAACAACTATTGAGCAAGCTAGGGTAAAAAGTTCTGCTTTAGAAGAAGAAGCTATTGTGCAAGAAAGGGGCAAACAGGCTTTGTCTAAGTTTGCAACAGCTAGGGGTATTGATTTAACAACTCCCGAAGCAAGAGAAGGTTTTTTTAGAATTGCAAACACCTATAAGATTCCTACGGACGAAGCAGTTACTTTATATGACTCTTTAGCGGAATCTGGAGACCCAAGAGAAGACATTGTTATTAGTGGCAATAGAGCGTTCAACACACGTACTCGAGAGTTTATTAGTCCTGAAGAGGCTACTAAAACACTTCCTTTGAATCAATTAAAAGATGTATTTACTCCAGCTTCTATAGCTTCCTATGTTAAATCAGGGGATCAAAACGATTTAGTATCCCTTGCTGAAGAAAAAGGAGGAGGTGGCCAACCAAAGGTTGTGTCTGCTCTGCTTGCCACAGACAATGTGTTAAACACCGTCGATAAAGCTCTTAATCTTTCAGGTGAATACTGGGCTACTGGTTATGATTTAGCATCGATTGCACCTTTCCCTACAGACGCTCGGGAAATGAAAACGTATGTAGACACATTACAAGCAAACTTAGCTTTTGATAGACTTCAGGAAATGCGGGATAACTCAAAAACAGGAGGAGCTTTAGGGCAAGTTTCTAATATTGAATTAAACCTTCTCCAGTCTTCCGTTGCAGCACTTGATGCTGGATCTAGGAATTTTCCAGAACAACTAGCGGCGGTGCGAGGACAGTATGAAGACTTTAAGCGCGGTTTGCTCGGTCAGGCCCCAGTGGGCGAGAACTATTTTCACGACACTGAGACTGATAGGCTATTCTATATAGATTTTGACGGTAATTATACTGATATTGGCGCAATGGGTGTTAAGTAAAACAACTAAAGATAAAACGACGGGAAACTAAATGGCTATTGTTACTGATAAGAAGTTAATAGAACGACTGGATAAGGCTCGTGCCCAAAAGACTCAACAACCGTCGGCTCCTACAGGGACTGGTGTCGTAACTGATCCTGCTCTAATAGCGCGATTAGACAGTCTTAGAGCAAAAAAAGTTAGTCAGAAACAGGAGGCTGCTGAAGAGTCTGAAGTCTCTGTTGTCCCCGAAGGGAGCGCCTTTGGAGACTTTTTCAGAACTGTTGGGGCAGTGGGGGCTAGTGCCTTCGGAGAATCTGTGTCGGGTTTGGCTGGTTTAGGAACCTTAGTGACTACTGGTGGTGATGCCGATAAAGCAGCGCAAGCTGTTGAAAGCACCAGTGAGTTTTTATCATATAGTCCAGAAACTGCTGGCTCACAAGCAATGTTGAAAGGCATGGGAGAAGCCTTAGCGCCCATTGCCGAAGGTTTTGAAACAGTTAGTTCTGCTGCTGGGGATACTGTCTTTGAATGGACAGGCTCTCCTGAGTTAGCCGCTGCGGCTTATGCTCTACCAACCGCTGCTTTAGAGTTAGCAGGTTTTAAAGGATTTAGAGGGATAAAAAGACTAAAGGACGCTGACTTAAGGAAAGGTCAAAAAATAGCTCTTTTAGACCCAGAGCTTAAATACAGCGGGTCTGTTGCAGAGGTAAAGTTAAACGATAAAGGCCAGTTAGTGCCCGATTCAGCTGGTATACAGCTCGTAAAGAACGATATTAGCCCTAACGATGCTGCCGTGATTACTAACAGCAACCCTGCTACTAAAAAACTAATGGCTCAAATGGTTAAAGACTTTGAGGCGGGCAAAGGTAATGACATTGTGGCCATGTCAAATAAGACTACTCAAGCTATAGGAAACTCCGTTTCTAACAGGCTTAAAACTTTACAGACTAATCGTAAGATTTTAGGCTCTAAACTAGATGATATAGTTAGTGGAGAAGTAGGGGACACACGGGTAGACATTACTAATTCCCTTACTCACATCAATGCTATGCTAAAAGAAGAGGGCGTGATGCCACGAATTTCAGCAAAAGGTAAGCTTGGTTTACAGCGCGCTAACGGAGCAGACTGGTATGCGGGGACATCCTTTGACATTCAATCTATGGCTCCTGTAAGAAGAACCATAGAGGACGCCTACAAGCTTTTTGACATGAAAACTAGCTTAGGTAAGACTAACCTGAGGGATGCCCATAAGCTCAAGAAGAATTTAGATGAATTCATAGATGTTGCAAAGGTAGCGGAAGGGGGTATAGCCCCTAACACAATGAGAGCTATTGTAGGCATGAGGTCAGAAATTAACAACGTACTGTCTCAGGTTGATTCTTATGGCGCTGTCAATAAAGATCTGGCCGCTATAATTGAAGCATCTAAACCTTTCAAGAAGTTTGTAAAACAAGGTCAAAAGTGGGATGACAGTAAAGTCACTGCTGTTGTTGGCGAAGCAATGAAAACAATAGCCAACGATTCTATGGCCTCTGTTGAGCTAATAGCTGACCTGTCTGTTTTGGATAAAACACTAAGGTCTAAGGGAGTTGTCTTTAAAGATGATCCAAGAGCATTAGTACAGTTTAGACAGGCACTACTTAAAAACTTTAACGTAGATCCCTCTATTCCAAATGCAGGAGCTGGCAGGGCAGCGGGTGGTTTGGTAGTCTCAGCCGCCGTGGGCAATACGTTTGGAGCAGCTCATGACGTTTCAAAGTTGATTGCGGCGGGGATGAAAAAGGGAGACGCTAAAAAGTTAGCAGCAAAGAATAAAAAAGCATTAAACATTATCAAGATGGTTGTTAATCAAAAAGGGAAGTAAAACAAAAGGGGGCATTGCGCCCCCTAAGTTTATATCTCGCAGACTCCAGCTACACAAGCTAAGGTTTGCGCCCCTTCGGTATTGTCCTCCTTCTCTTCAATGTCCCATTCAAACTGCTTGGGCATCTCCTTGCTTAACTTCTGATACGTCTTCTTGTCTATCTTCTGGTACGGAGCTTGCTTGTACACATGCTCTGCTTCAGGTAGAAAGCTAATGCCACTGACGGAATCAAAGTTCTCCCAGATCCACTGACAGACAGCATAGAAGTTATCATCGTTGTAGTAGCAAGTCATTGAGGGCTTGTGCTCACACCAGTGGTCTTGATAGGTCTTCCAGAGTCTAAGCTGCTCCATAGCTCCCATGCTTTCCACAGTCACAGCCTTCTCAGGAGCCTTCTGAGGGAACGAGAATACCCAGTTAGAGTTATTCATTACGTCCTCTTCATAAGGGAACCCAGCTTCAATCATAGCGGTAGCCAGAGGATCCTTCTTGTCAGCCCTAACAGTACGGATGTAGTAGTCACTAAAGCGTGGGTGAATACCGCTGGCGCTGTCAGTCAACTGTGAGACAGTACCAGAGGGCTTGACGCACGTAATGGCTACTGACTGGTTGATACCCAGAGCTGCGGCCCACTGTCGGTTAGTCTCTACCGATACAGTCCTCAGGTTGTCCAGAAGCTTACCCAAAGCCTCCTCACCTGTAGACCCATTGGTCAGCTTACAGTCCATGATGCCCGTCATTGAGACACCCAGAAGCGCCTCTTCCTCTGTGTTCTTCTTCCAGATGTTCCGTAGGTATCGGAAGTCCGTAAGGGTAGCCTGTAGAGTCCCCAAGATGGTCGCTAGACGCACCTTCTCCTTGAGTGACTGCAAGGTATCGTCTGGGCGTACAATCACCTCAGAGAGATTACAGAACTGATAGGGGCGTAGGATAATCTCAGAGCAAGGGTTAGTCCCAAACTTGTATGTCGCATCCCTGCGCTCGTTACGTGCTGCTACCTTCTGTGCTGCAATGCGGCTAAAGATCCCACGCTCACCAGACTTAGAGTCGTACAGGCGCTTCATCTCGGATGAGTAAGTGTCAAAGTCAGGCTTCTCAGAGTACACAGCACTGTTGTTTGCTAAGGCTCGCTGACCGTTGCTAATGTACCACTCACCGTTCTTAGCGTTAGCCATACGATTGTCAGTAACATTGCTCAAAGAGATTAGGGCAGACCTACGGACACCACCAACGACTACAATGTCTGCAATCTTGCACACTAAGTCATGGCACTCAAGGGACGTTAGCTTGCGCCCTGCTGCACCTTTGAACAAGTCCACTGAGAAGTTAAACAAGTCAGCCAAAGGTTGTGGCCCACTGGCTCTACCGCCAAAGGTCTTGAGTCTAGCACCCGCAGCCCTAACCTTAGTCAAGTCACACTTAGGAACCTTACCTGCGTACAGGAGGCTTATAAGCTCTCTGAAGGCACTAGCCCAGCCTACCTTACTGTCGGACACCACAACGGTTGTCTTTGTGTCATGGAAGCTGTCAGCAACCACAGGGAGCTGATTAACGTAGTCCCGCTCAACGCTGAACCCTACGCCCGTACCGCACATGAGGATGTACATAAGCTCGTCAAAGGATCTGGGGCTGTCTATGGGTAGGTAAGAACAGTTAAAGGCTGCAACATTGTCCCGCTTTAAAGCCGCCCCTGCGGTCATCATACAGCGCATGGAAGGCATTACCTTCTGCTCAAAGATGGCGTTGTACAGCTCTTCAGCGACAGTGTCGTCTATCTGGTTACGCTCCGTGAAGAAACTAACGTAACGATTAATGGTCTCTTCCCACTCCTCTCTGCGCTGCTCATCGTCCATGTAACGTGCGTATCGTGATTTATGTATGTATTGTTGATATTGATCCATTAGAGTTCGTAGTCCCCTCCAGTTAATAGTGATAGTTTTAATTGATCCAGTAAGAAGTATAAGTCAAGAGTGTCCATATTGGTAGACACAACAATAAATTCCTCCGACTTTACAACGCAGAAAGCATCTTCATAGGTGGTTAGGTCTTCCTTCTCAGTGATTGCGTTGAATACCAAAGGTACTGTTATCTTGTCTTCGTCGGCTTTCTCGCCAAAGTTACCTTGAATTACTTTCATACTGTTAATGCCCTCTTCTTTTCCGTTTGACCGTGGTTAGGGTGAAAGCCATATTCAAAATCAGCTTGCTTACGGGCTACAATTGCGTCTTCTTTGTTTTCAAATAAGCCTAAATGATTTTCTTTATAATTAACATGAATAGTTGCCACCCATTTATTACTAGCCTTATGCCACCTAACCCCACAAACCCCAGAAGAATTAGTTTTACGAAGTTTTTGGTTTCGGAGGTTTATTACAGCAGTCGCTAAACGTAAGTTAGATAAGCGGTTATCTGTTTTTACTCCGTTAATGTGGTCTAGGAACTCTTCAGGCCATTCTCCGTAATGATGCAACCATACTAGACGATGCGCTCTGTAGTTTGAGCTATCAATAGATATTAACCTATAACCATTTGGGTGAATACACCCAGCAACGCTTCCCGCAATACCTCTATTACACTTAGTCACCTTCCAAATTAAATTACCTGTCTTCGTGTCGTAGTCAAACAGCTCCCGCACGTAACTGGCAGTTAAATCGTTTTTCATTCTAGAGCCTCCTGTTCTTTAACCATCTTGTTTAAGTACCACTGAGCCTTCTGCAAGTCCTGTAGCCCGTTCTTGTAGCGCCACCTATGTAAATACTTTAGCACATTGCCTTCACAGTAGTCAACAATTCCTTCACCTAATTGTTGTTTAATGTAGTCTATGGCTTCCATGCCTCCCTGATTGTAATGTGGGGGTTTATTTACTACATCGTTCCACTCCTCAGGTGTAGGGTCAGCCCTAAGCTGCATAATGTCATTAATCTTTGACATATAAATCCTCCAACTCTCTAAATATCTCTTGCTTGTCTATAAACCTATGCTCAAAGGCATCCAAAATGTCTTCAGCAGTTATGTCCAAGACTTCACATAGCAAGTCTGCATCGTACTCCTGAAGGATTCGTTCTCTTAACTCATCAATTAGCATTGGCATAATCAATTAACTCTTGTGTTGTTGCTAGGGTAAAGTGCTTTAACCCCTCCTTATCACACCATTGTCCCATTGTCATCTTAGCGCCCTTCCTTACTTTCTTGTTGGGATCTGAAAGAAGAAAGACCAACTCTTGATCTTCCTCCAGACAATCCCTAATTGATTTATATTTAAGTGTGTCTCCTTCCCTAAAGAATCCCTTACACTCCACCAGCATCCAATCCTTATACACAAAGTCAGGTTTGTAATGCCTATGTACCGTGTAGGGCATATCAAAAGGCTCGTAAGCCATGAACTTTCTGGGCAAGGCTTCAGCAAACTTCTTCTCAAGACCTGACCTGTACCTTCCATAATTCTTAGAAACCATCTGGAACCTCTGATACGAGTGGTTGTTTAACTACCTTTGTCAAGTACTTTGGCCCATTTGCGTAGATAAAAGTACGTAGATCAGGGTAGCAGTGATCTTTAAACTGACAGTAAGAACATCCAATGGCAAGCTTGCGATTCCCTGACTTACCGTCTGGTACGTCTTCATAGCAGAACTCCTTAGGCTCTGGGCCTTTGACCATCTTCTTAACGTGCTTAACCCTTTCCGCAATGTCACCTTTCAAGTGTTCGTGCATAGGATCAAACTCATTATCAAGATCATGCTCACAGAAGGTTAAGTGGCCATTGGCTTTGTCCATAGCCAGCCAAGCAATCTTCCGTTCACCTTCGGAATGAGCATAAGCTTTAAGCTGATCCACGTATCCAAAGGAATCGTTTAGGGGCAGGGTTTTATCTTGAAACTTCTTAAAGGCAAAGGCGCTGGCTGACTTAACGTCCGTAACAACACCGTCAATACGACAGTCCATGCTGCCCTTAACACCCTCAACCTCACACCTTTTCTGTTCACAGGTGACTTCATGACCAGAGGCTCTAGTTAGGAATAAGACTAACTCCTCAATGACATGCCCGTACAGGAACTTTACTAGGGTGTGAGGCTGCAATTCCTCACCTTCAGTATTGTGGTACTGATTCCAAAGATACCTGTCAGTCCTGCCTATGCTTGACAGGCGTAGCTTTCTAGTATCTTTAGGTCTATCTTCCGCTTTAAACTCAGCCCTCATGAGTTCTTTAATTGCTTCTCCGAAAGTCTCTATCTCTTTGTCTATGTCTACCAACTTCGGTACTTCTTTGGTAGACACCAAGCCATAGATGTCTTCTATTAGAGTGTCT